CATTGAGGAGGCTATCAAGCAAGGGCTGGAAAATGGCGATAGCATCGAGACTATCAAGGAAACGCTGAAATCAGATGTGTTCGACTACTCCAATGATGTCCGCGCTGAGACGATTGCTGACACTGAGACGTTCCGGCTGGCCAATATCGGGATTCGGCACGCCTATGAAGAAACTGGTGTCGTCCAAACTGTGCGCTGGTATACCGCTGCCGATGGCGATGTTTGCCCTTTCTGTGAGGAGATGGATGGCAAGACGGTCGGTGTTGCTGATGCTTTTTTGAGCAAAGGTGATACACTGAGTGCAAACGGCAAGACTCTTGAAATCAACTATGACGATGTGCTTGGCGGAGGGCTGCACCCTCGCTGCCGGTGCTATGTTCGAGCTGATAAAATTAGCACTTAATTTATGAACGCCAAAAACAGCGAGCGGTGCGAAAGGTGCAAAAAGGTCAACTGCACATGCAAGTAGTTGACAATTCCTTTTGCTTGAAAAAAATGTTGTGGTATAATTAGCTTACGAATCTATGTATAAAATCTTCACCGAACAACAGGTCAAGGAAATCCGCGAAGCTCTTGCAGCGGAAAAGATGCAAGGCTTTTTGACTTCCGCAAAAGAAATGCCTGAAGGGGCTGTTCCTTTCCGTATGGTCATCACCACTGAGGATGTTGACCGAATGGGAGAGACTATCAGCATTGATGGCTGGGACATTTCCAACTACAATAACAATCCTGTTGTTTTGTGGGCGCATGATTATAAGGGGCTTCCGGTCGGTATTACCACTAAGCTCACCAAAGAGGGCAAAAAAATGATTGCTGATGGATATTTTGCCCCGGCTGATGCTAACCCGCTCGCGGGACAGCTTGCCAAGCTCTACGAACTCGGCCTTTTGAAAACTTCATCGGTTGGCTTTATCCCGACCTATGACGCGAAGGATAAGACCAAGATTGTCGGCGCTGAGCTGCTTGAATGGTCATTTACCCCGGTTCCGGCCAACCCTCATGCTCTTGATGTGATGAAAGAAGCCAAGCTCGAAGTCGCTGCTTTCAAGAGCCTTATGGCTGATGAGAAAGATGGCGAAGGTGAGGAAAAAGGCGCGGTTGCTGACCAGCTCACGGCTGAGCAAATCATGGAAATGAAATACACGAACTTGCGCGCGGTGTGGGATGTGGTGTATGCTTTCTGTGATGTCTATTTGCAAGAAGAAAAGACTGTTGATGATTTCGCTACGCTCCTGAGTGAGACGGCTGAAATCCTGAAGACGATTGCCGATGGTGGCAGCGTTGCCGGGAAGTCTGCTCTCTCGAAGCAGTTTGAGGAAATCGGCGCTCTTAGGCTCAAAGGGGAAGCCCTTATGACCGAAGCTCGCAAGACATTCATGCTCTCTGAAGGATTTGAAACGGATGAAAAGGCTGGACGAGTGTTGTCCGAAAAGAACAAGAATCTCATTAAATCAGCAGTTGGGAAACTCGATGAGACGAGTCAAGTCCTCAAAGACTTGGTCGCTTCCGTGGAGAGTGAGGCGGAGCCTGAAGAAAAGGCTGCAACTCACAAGCAATCCGGGGAAGTTGATGGCCTCAAAGAAGCCCAAAAGGTGCTGCGTAGCGTTGCGACAATCCTGCAAGGGTCATTGCGGAACGTGAATGAGGAGATTGAAAAAAAGGTAGCGAAGCAGTAGTAAATAATTTATTAATAGCACTGTCATGAAAGAAGTGACATTTGAGCAAATCGAAACGATGCTCAAACAGAACGTCAAGGAAATCGTGGACAATGGCATGAAAGAAGCCATTAGCCCGGTCTTGGCGCAGTCTGAAGATGCGCAAAAGCGTCTCGAAGCAGTCGAGCGCTCAGTGTTGGCCTTGCGCGCCAGCCGTCAGATTTTCGGAACTGACGTAACGGGATTGTCGAATGAACAGAAAGAGGCTTTTGCTCAGAAGTTCATTGATGCCATGAATGGCAAAGCGTTTTCTGCTGAAGATGCTGCCGGTGGCGCAATCCTTATCCCTTCGGAAACCTATGCAGGTATCTTCCGAATCGCACAGACCGTTGGTCTTTGTGCAAAGTTTGCGACTCGCTTCCCGATGAATGGCGTGTCGGAAATGATTGTTCCTCGCTACACTGGCTCCTCTTTGCAGGGTGCGTATGTCGGTGAAGGAACTGAGACTTCAAGCTCGGCCGTTTCGTTTGGTGATGCAACTCTCCGAACCCGGACGTGGCAGGTTGTTCTCCGCATCCCGAACAAACTCTTGCAGAATGCTCTCGTGGATGTTGCCGATTGGCTCATGGGCTTGATTGCTGAAGGTCTTGCCTACCAGATGGACAATCAAATGTTCAATGGTGTCGGAACTCCGTTCGTTGGAATCCTCGTTGATGCTAACGTGAACGTCGTTACGCTCGCTTCAGGTGCTACCACTTACGCTGCATTCGGTTACGAAAAGGCCTCTGAGGGTATCGCTGCGGTTGAGGAATCTGTGCTTGATGGTTCCGCATTCTACATGCACCGCACTGTTCTCCACGCGCTTCGGATTCAGAAGGATTCTGCGAATAACTACCTTCTCACCAATCCGAACCCGGTCATCGTTTCTGAAGTTGGTAGTGGGCTTCGCGCTCAGGGGTATATCCTCAACTACCCAATCTTCACCTCGCCTGTTCTCCCAAGCACTGCAACTGTTTCCCAGACTGGGACGAAGTTTGCAGCCTTCGGTAATCTCAAAAACGTGTTCCTCGGCGATGGAGGCAACATGGAGGTTGCTAAGAGCGACAGCGCAACCATTGACGGCGTGAACGTGTTCAATGCTCGTCAGACGGCTTTCCGTGTGAACCATGACCACTCTATCGTGATTGGTTTGCCGGATGCGCTTGTGGCCTTTAAGACGGCAGCTAGCTAAACCGTAATATAGCCTTGGGGGAGGTTCGCCCTCCCCCATAGCACTTCAAAAATATGAAGGTTAAAGCTCTCCGTCCAATCTCAGTCAGTGGCGCTGTCATCAAAAAAGGTGATGTCGTTGAGATGAGTGAGGACTATGTGAAGGCCTGGGGTCCCGACTATGTCGTCCCGGCCACGGAGGAGGAAACCGCTGAAAATGAGGTTCCTACTCCCCAGACTGCTGAAGAAGCAGAAAAGGTCGAAGTGAAGAAGCCTAAGTCGCCTAAGAAGAAGAAATAGTGTATGAAAAACATCACTCACGCTATCAAGCACGTTGTCGCGCTTCTCGTTGGAACGGCTGGTGCCAACAACGGAACCGGGATTGACCGCTCTGGTTATGACGAAATCAAGGTGCTCGTGAGCACCGGTGCTGCCACTGGCACACCTACGTCATACTCGGTTGATGCGAAGCTCCAAGACTCTGCTGATAATAGCTCGTTCGCGGATGTTTCAGATGTTGAAATCAAGCAGATTACTGCTGATAACACCACGGCCACGATGGAGAAAATCAATTGCTCCACTCTCCGCCGTTATGTTCGTGTCGTTACTACGCCAGCTTATGTCGGTGGAACCTCACCGAAAGTTCCTGTTGCTGTGACTGTTCTCCTTGGCCAAGCCAAGAGCGAGCCAGTTGCTTAAAAGTAGCCATTCTGCCTCGAATCACCCCGGGGCTGAATGTAGACCTATAAGCGCCCTATGAACTACACGACTGCCGAAAAAGTTAAGGCACGTCTATCGAACTATCAGGACGAGTGGGATGAATTGGTTGACGATGTAGTTCGACAGGCGAGCGCAAGAATCGAAACGTATTGTGAGCGTGTTTTTGGTCGCGCCACATACACTCAGGAAATCTATGACGGTGTGAACTCCAACGGCCAACCGGTGCAACGGCTTTTCTTGAAGCAGTTCCCGGTTGTTTCTATTGCCACGCTTGAATATCGCTCGTCTAAGGCTGCTACCGACACTTGGGCTGCATACAACGCCTATGACTATGATATTGACCTCCCTGCGGGCATTCTGACGCTCGTAGGCGATACTTTCCCGAGCGGGCTGAGGAACGTCAGAATCACCTATGTCGCCGGGTATCTCATTGATTTTACCGATGAGGAGAATACGAGCGTCCACACGCTCCCGGCTGACATTACTTGGGCTGCAACTGAGATTGCTTTGCGCATCTTCAATAACCGCCAACGCGCGGGCGAGGCAAGCGAAAACAATGGAGGTTCGACCATCTCAAAGCTCGAAGAAGTCGAGAAGGATGTGCGAGAGGTATTGGATAAATGGAAAAAAGTTGAGTTTGTGGTATGAGTTACACAGTTACGTCACCAGCTTTGAAGAAGTTGGAGAAGCAACTGCGAAAATACCCGGCAATCTCGAAAAAGTATTTTTCAAAAGCAATCGTCGCTGCGACGGTAGAGATTCACAAGCGGGCTATTCGCGGTATTGTTCCATGGAAGACCGGGACACTCGCCCGGACTTTTGCATTCACCGCTGTCGCGTCGCAACTGATGGGGAAAGTCTACCCGACGCGCGACTATGCGGGGTATGTGCATGAAGGGACGAAACCGCATGTCATCTATCCGGTGAACAAAAGAGCGTTGTTCTGGGCGGGAGCGAATCACCCTGTGAAGCGCGTCAACCATCCCGGGCAAAAGCCTCAGCCGTTCCTTCCGAAGATGATTGAGGCTGCTCTGTCCGATGTGAACAAGCATTTTGAAAACGCTGGGGATTCCATTAATCGAGAAATTGCGTCAAAATTGAGATAACCTATGAGCTACGTCAGCATTTCAGCAAAAATTAAGAGCATCCTTGAAGCGCTCACGGATGACGACGGCGAAAAGCTGTTTTCTGTCGTTTTTGATTACCCAGTAGACCTCACGAAAGAGGCCGTGAAGACGTGGCCGGTGGCCGTGGTGATTGAAACCGGTAGCGATAGCGATTACCTGTCGAACCGCGAGAACTTCCGAACCTACAACTACGAGATTCACCTTTTGAAGAATCGAAAGAACTCAAAAGACCAGATTGAATGGCCGGAGATGCGCAAGCTCACTGATACGGTGATGGATGCGTTCGATGATGATTGGCAGCTCGATAATGTCGTGGTGAATATCCACCCAGTGACGGCTACCTATGGGATTGACAAGACTGATGCGAATACTGGCACATGGTTTGCTTCTGTGGTATTATTGAGGTGTGATTTAGACAGAACCAATGCTTCATAAAGTTATGGCTATCAAAGGCGCAAAAAACACTTCGATGCAGGATAAGCCGGTGGCGCAAAAAGACGCTGCTGAGCAAGAGTTTTTCTTTCCTGAATATGAAATCACCGTCAAGGCGAAAGACATTGAGGATGCGCAAAAAAAGGTAGCTGTTTTAATTAAGAAGAAATAATCCACTATGGCCAATTTTGTCAACAAACTTGTGCAAATCGGGGTTGGTCGCGAGAGTTCTCGTGGCACTGCCGTTGCCCCCGGCAACTGGGTGAAGAACATGGCGGTGTCGCATGACGACAAGCGCAACTACATCCAAGACGATTCAGCGATGGGTCTGATTATGGAGTCGAATGATTCTGTGGTAGCTGAGGAATGGGGCGAGGGAGAGCTTTCGGGCATCCTTTCTGACCAGAATATCGGCTATTTCCTGCTCAATGTTTTCGGCGCGGTGTCGTCGGCTACTGCCTCCGGTGAAACGGTGGTGTATGAGCATACCTTCAGCCTCCTGAATAGCAACCAGCATCCTTCGCTCACGCTTGAAGTGAAGAACCCGGTTGAGCAATTGAAGTTTGCCCTCGCGATGGTTGAAACGCTGAAGATTCGCGCTGAGGTTGGGAAGTGGGTGGAGTTCACTGTCACTTTCAAGAGCAAGAAAGGCGCGACGGCCTCGAATAGCGTCACCTACGCTGATGAGAACAAGTTTTGGTCAAAGATGGTGACGATGAAGCTCGCCAGCACCCTCTCGGGGCTTGGGGCTGCTTCTGAGACGGTCATTCGGAGCTTTGAGATTACCTTCGACTGCTCGCTGTTCATGGAATACAAGCTCGGCTCGACCGAACCGAATGACATCAACAATCAGGTGTTGAAGATTGAGGGAAACATTGAGGCCATGTTTGGGGCGACGACCCTGAAAGACCTGTTCCGCAACGGAACGCTCAATGCCCTTCAGCTCGATGTTGTTTCTCCTACGGTTATCGGAACGGCTGAGGCTCCTGAACTCCTCATCAAGCTCGCGCGTTGCGCGTTCGAGGAGTTTGAAAAGAGCGACGGGAAATCAGATATGGCCGTCCAATCATTGAAGTTTGCTGGTCTTTACTCTATCAGCGATTCCCAATTCGGGACTATCGTTCTGACGAACAAGAAGGCAAACTACACAACCTAATTCGTTCTAAGTGCCAAAAATATGAAGCTGTCAGTTGGTGGACATGAAATTGAGCTGCGCGATTACCTCACTGGTGGTCAAAGCCTTGCTCTGCGTGAGATGCAGTTGAACGCTGCGAAAATGGAGGTGACGGTCAGCGAGCTTGAAGCTGCTGCTGGCGACCAGAGTGCATCCGAGGAAATCATGCGTGGAAAGACCGTGACCCTCGACAACTCCATTGACATCAAAGTGCAAAAGAAAGCGTTGGAGTTCCTTGTCATCTCTTTTGATGGCTCGACGGATAAACCGCATGAGAAGGTGCTTGACCTTCCTGTTGCTGAGTGCATGGAGGTTTTGGAGGTCATTGACGATTTGCGTGGAAAAAAAAAGAGCAATCGCCCGACCGAGAGCCAGAGCTGACAAAGACAGAGCAACGCCGTAGAGCCAACTCGGAAGCGCTGAAACTTCTCTATAAGGGGAAATCAGTGAGCGACCTGCCTCTTGATGTTGCAATCTATCTCGTATGTGAACGCATGGGCTGGACTTTCGAGCAATACGAGAGCCAGCCCATTTGGTTGATTGAGACAGTGCTGGACGCGGTTTTTGCAGAAGGGATGGCGCAAAAAAATCGTTGAGTAAAACCTTATGGCGATTACCAAAGCCGAACTAGAAATCCTGATTAATGCGAAAGACCAAGCCTCGTCTACCTTGAAGGGCATTGGTTCTTCTTTCGTTGGCCTCGGGAAAGCTGTCGGTGTGGCGGTCGCTGCCGGAGCCGGTATTGCTGCCGTGTTCGGGAAGGAATCGCTCGACGCTTGGGAAGCTCAGGAAAAGGCCATCAAACAGCTCGATGCGGTGCTGAAATCCACCGGAGGAGTGGCTAAAGTGACGCGCGACCAAGCTCTCGAATTGTCGGCTGCCATGCAAAAGACTTCCACCTTCGCGGATGAGGTCGTGCTTTCTGGTGAGAACATCCTTTTGACCTTCACGAATATCGGGAAAGACACTTTCCCGCAAGCGACGCAGACGATGCTCGACATGAGTGCTGCCCTTGGCCAAGACCTCAAAAGTTCGGCCATCCAGCTCGGAAAAGCATTGCAAGACCCTATTTTGGGCGTCTCTGCCTTGCGTCGGGTCGGTGTGAACTTCAATGAGGAGCAACAAAAGACGATTCAGCGCCTTGTAGAGAGCGGAAAATCAATGGAGGCGCAAAAACTCATCTTGAAGGAACTCGGGACTGAGTTCGGCGGTTCGGCTGCTGCTCAGGCTGAAACATTCGGCGGGCGTATCACTCAGCTCAAAAATCAATTCGGCGACTTTCAAGAAATCGTCGGGGAAATGCTGGCCAATCAGCTCAAACCGTTCCTCGATACTCTTTCAAACGGAATTACCAATCTCCCGAACCTGATGAATGCCGGGATTCAAGCGTTCAAGGACGCTGCTCAGGCCGTGCGAGACTTTTTTTCTGAAACGAATGTGACGTGGGTGTTCATCCGCGACACCTTTCTTCCTATTTTCCAAAGCGTGAGAGATACGCTGGTTCAGGCGTGGCTCGACATCTAAGAAGCCATCACTCCGATTCTGCCGGAATTGAAGATTCTGGCCGAGTATTTCGGCGTGATTATCGTTGGAGCAATCATCGTTCTGGTGAAAGTCATTGCTGACATCATCCGTGTGGTGGCGAAAGTGGTGGCCGGCATCATTCAGATGTTTTCGGGAGCGGTGCAGATTTTGGAGGGACTTTTCGAGGGGTTCTTTTCGATGATTCTCGGCGACAATGAGAATGCTACGAAGGCGTTCAAGAAGGCATGGGATGGCGTTGTCACTTTCCTCAAGGGCATTTGGAATATCATGACCGCAGCCTTCAATGACGCTTTCAAACCGATTATTGATGCCATCAGCAAACTCAAAGACAAGTGGAATGACCTGAAAAGCAAGGTGAGCGGTGGTGACAATGACAAGCGGGCGGTCGGTGGCTCGGTGATGAAAAACAAGCCCTATCTCGTCGGTGAGAATGGTCCCGAGCTGTTCATTCCTTCGGGGAGCGGAAGCATTCAAAATAATCCGTCGCTCGGTGGCGGGAATACCAGCAACTATTTCAGCTTCGACTTCTCGAATGCGAACATTGTTGACCGTGACCAATTTATGCGTGATATTAAAAACGTCATTAGCCGAGAGCAAGAGCTTCGGAAAATTGGCGCAGTATAACTATGCAAGTCCTCTACGATTCCGTTGACCTCAACGCCTATCCATACTCTCTGAAATCGAACCCGCACCACTCTGTGGCTGACCGGGAAAGTTTTCTGTATGACCTCTCGCGCGAGCGCGGGGGTGTGGCTGTTGTTGCCGAATACAAGCCAAAATCCTTCTCTTTTGAAGGGATGATTCGCGGCACTTCCTATGCTGATTTGGATGCGAACATTGACACCTTCAATGAGCTGATGAGCCGACAGGGGAAAAACTTCGAACTCGACCATGCGGGAAGCACACGGCGTTATTTGAACTGCTTCAGCCGTGCGCACGTCTACGAGCGCGGGGCGACCGACATCATCTATGCCAAGTTCAAACTCGACATTGTTTGCCCGGATGGCGTTGGATTCGCTACGGCTATCACGAATCAGAGCCATGATGGCGAGACTGGGGCGACCTACAACGGAAGCATCACCATCACCGGGAGCGCGAAACCACGGCCTATCATCACTGTCACGCTGACGGCCAAGACCGGGACGGTAGACAGTCTTTCTTTTCAGCTCGGCTCAGAAAAAATCACTCTCAGCACGGCGCTCGTTGCCAATGATGTGGTGGTGTTCAATACGGACAGCAAAAAAGTGACGCTCAATGGTGTTGAAAAAGATT